CTCTGAGTTCGAGTGTACCTTCATCGTCAAGAACTACAGTGGGCTGCATTCGTGCTCGACATACTGGGCGATAAGCGTAACCGTCTATCCACCATATATAGTCCTTGAAGTCGAGAGGCTCTTCCTCGAAAGCCTCACACTTGCCATTCACACCAAGAAGGCAGCCATCTTTGTATTGTACGACACGAAAGTCCTTAGATAGCAGCCCCATCTCCTTCAGATTATCGATATGCTTTATGTATTGTTCTATTGTTATCATATTCGCATTTCTCTATATTAATGTATTCAACATATTTGTTTTTAATTAGGCAAAAGCGTCCGTTAATGCAGTTGCGCTTATGCTTGCACGTGTCGCAGATCAGAACCACTTAGTAGTTGTTAAGACGTAAGACTCTAATGATATCGCGACAATGACTAACGCCACATTTGACCTTGATGCGCATGAGCTGCACTTTGACAGTATGTGCATTTTTGCCGAGCCGTTCGGCGATCTGCGTAAAAGTAAGCCCCTCGAGGTATAGATCGGCTATCTCTCGTTCGCATTTAGAGAGATTGACCATTGTCTTAGGGCGACATATCACTCGCTCGAACTCACACATGCCGCGTAGCGGGCATCGAACCTCTTCAAAGTGCAAGATATCGTGCTCGATGTCTTGAGTCAGTAGGTCGTGCTCGCCAAAGTTGCAGCGTATAAAACGTTCAACCATTTTGAAGGTATTACGGCGATATAGCTTAGCAAGTGCTGCGTATCCCTCTGGGAACCTCGTCTTGATGACATTGTGCAGCTCGTCAACAATATCGGTATTGAACTTGGTGAGTCGCCTTGACTCTTCGCCAGGCTTTTTGTAGTAAACAAAGCCGTCTGGTGTAACGAAAAACTCCAAAAATTTTAGTATCGCCATAAGTCCTCCTTTTTTATAGCCTCCGTGCAAGCCATGCGCTCGAGAGTGTTAAGTTGGTAAGCTGCGACTCCAGATAGCTTACGCCGGATGGTGTTATAGTTCAAATCGTATGTAACCATCAGGTATCTGAGGAATTTACCCTTCTCTTTTTTCGTCAGGTTAGCGAAGTAACCCTCCGGGGCCAATGAATTGAAAATCTGTTTCATTTGTTTGTTTATGTCGTTTTTAGTGTCTAACTTTGCTGCAAAGATATAAACAAAAATGGACAAACACCTACTTTATTGAGATTTTAACCCTTAATAAAGTAGGATTTAACCTTTATTAAGTATGAGGTACGAAAATAATACGGTAAAAAGCGAAAGAGTGAGAGAACTGCTTGAGCGAGCAGGTATTAGTATTGGTGAGTTTAGCAAGAGTCTTTGGGGAGCGAAGACGCACAATACTATAACATACTTTGATGCTCGACCAGATGTCAAAGTCTCAACATTGGTGAGAATGGCTGAGGTCTTAGGATGTTCAATAGAGGACATCTTAATAAAGTCGGACGGTACGTCGGACGTACCTACTATAAACGGACACTATAATGTGGTTAATAGTAGCTATGTAAATACCGATGTGACGTCGTTAAAGGCTGAGGTAAAAGCTCTGAAAATGCTCATAGAGGAGAAGAACCAGCGCATAGAAGATTTAAAAAATGTCAATGCTGAACTTGGTGCGAGGCTTGACATGGTCCTGCAATATGGACAGAATAGAGACCATTAATAATGCAATAATGTATAACCAAAGCTATTGCCTCAAGAGGGTAGAATATATCAGCAATAGCAGCTCAATCCTGCCTCCGCAACTACAAATGGTCGAAATTCCTTTATACAAAGGAACTTCGACCATTAATCGTTTTGTATAGCTGCGGATGCTCGGACGGTACTCCGGACATTCTGTTAATATTTTTAAATGTGTCAGCTGTGCAGTTCCTGGATGTCATCCGCTGTAGTTTTAATAAGAGCTTCCAAAGCTTCGGTGAAAGCCTGTTCGTTCTCACTTTTTAGAGTGCTCATCTCTGCAGCTACGGCGGCACGCTCTTCGTCGGTTCTTGCTAAACGGTTACGCTCAGCAAGAGACTTTATCTTTGCTTTCAATTCGTTCATTTCTAATCTTTTCATAATAAGAATGTTGTTTATATAAGCCCTGAAAAAATACGATATTATAGTTTGTCTTTATCAGTTTCTTTTTTTTCTTCTTCTTTTGCAAAGCCCATAAGCTCCATCCATATACGGTGTTCTTCTTTATGTTTAGCTCTTAAAGCCGCTCTTTTACGGTCAAGCCTACGCCCTTCCTCTTTGAGTCTTTCCTCTCTTTGCTTGTGACTCAACGATGAAGAATAGCCGTTATTTCTTTCGGCTAAGACTACAAGAAGGACTGATACTATCCAGCTGAAAATAAGTATTGCTAACATATTGCAGACGATTTAATTGGTTATACCGCAAATATACGCAAAATATTCGAAACCGCAAGTCTGGAGCCAAAATATTTTGGTATATGTGGCGGATCATCATCGGCAATCTTTCAGCGACAACAATAGTGACTGAACTACGCAGGCTAACAAGCCTAACAGCGTACCGCACGAGACACTTAATTTTGAGGGAAATCTATCTTATAACGATAATAACGAATAAGTAGTCGTGCATTGGCCAAACCAATCACAACTATACAAATGGATTATAGCACGAAAAGGGTTAAAGAACAATATAAAAGTCAAGTTTATGACGTAAAAAACAAGACTTTTGTTAACTTTGCATTCGTAAAAGGGAGAACACTGGTAATCAGTAACATTACAATTTTACATCCTTAAAACATATCAGAATAATAGTTATCCATAAAAATTAAACAAATAACAAACAACATGAACAAGAAAGTATATTTTGCAGGTTCAATCCGAGGTGGTCGGGTTGAGGCAACTTTGTATCAGAAGATTATCAATTATATAAAGAAGACGGATATAGTGCTCACTGAACACATTGGAAAATCGAATATGAGTTTGAAGGCTCAAACAAAAGAAATTGATGTACATATCTACGAGAGAGATACCG